ATCATGTCTTTTTCGTCTTCAGTAAGAACGCGGTACTCGTGGCGCATCACGTTGTTCGCGACGCGCTCGTCTGACGTGCTGTCCATTATACTACCTGAATGTTGAGGTCAGTGAGAGTAAGACCGGTCGGCATATCGTCGCGCTGCGCCGGCTCAAGGGGCCATAGCTCCAGGCGAATGTCACTTAAGTCAGTCCTTTTTGTCGCGGCTCGATTGCGCCGTAGCCTGTTGCGCCGGCGGTGGCGCAGGCAAGGGAGCAGGTGATCCCAGAATCATACCGCGACCGGTGAACTTGGTCGTCGTCCCCCCTGCGTCGGCGGGGATGCCAGCGAGTTTTGTGCTCATCACCTACTCCCTCTTGCCGTAGTCGCGGCGGGATGCGCCGGTCTGCCGCGCCGGCTCCTCCTCTTTCTTTGCCTCCTCTTTCGCCGGCTCTGCCGAAGCTGCGGCAGCGGCCGCGCCAGGGATCGCTACCGCGTTGGACGGCGGTGCAGCGGTCGCCCCACCGGCATTAGTCGCCGTCACGATGCAGCTGACGCTGGTGCCGGCGTCGCCCGCCACCACGACATAGGTATTACCAGTGGCGGTACCGCCGCCGCTCCAGGCGTAGGCGTACTCGGTCGGCTCGTTGAGCCAGTTGCCCATCGTACAGGTCAGGGTGCCGTCAACTGCGGCGGTGCCCATGACCAGCGGCACATCGGTGATAACCGGCGCAGCCGGGGTAGTCGAGCCCGAGTAGGCCACCTCTGTCACGTTCGACCCCACCGGCTTGTCACCCGCCGGGGCCATCTGGGTCAGCAGCGCGCGGGCGTGGTACACGTCCAACGCGTTGTGAATCCAGCGGTTGATCTGCGCCGCCCCGTCGGGGTTAGCCAAGTGGGCCGACCACAAGGTCAGATAGCCTGACCTTGAGTTGTCGTAGAGGAACTGGACGAACTCGGCGGGCGCCGGCTGCGTCAGGTCGAGCCCGGCGGCGTCGAGATCAAGCAAGGTCATCGGCTGCGGGGGATAGCTGTACGCGCCGACATTGAACGGGGTGCCTTGTGCTACTGCCATCTCAGGTCTCCTGTTAGATACGCTTGATCCGCGACAGGCCGCGATCCTGCAACCAGCGATCCTGCCATTCGCGCTTGCCCCGGAACCATTTCACGTTCATGTCGGCCAGCCAATCCCGGCGGAGGTCATATTCCGATTTCACAGGTCGAGGCTGTGCATTTGTTGGATTTGAGGCATTGATTTCGCTGGTGTTTTTTTCTCCCGACGAATCGTCGGATTGGCTCTCGTGGTAGGCGCGCGCCTGTTCCCGGTGAAGCGCCTCAACTATTATCCCTCCGCTCTGCTGCCGTCAGGTTGCGGCCCCATCCGCCGTCGCTGTCTAAGGGCAGACCCTGCGCCCATACCGGGACAAAAGCAAACTGCCGAGTTAGCTCCGCATCGACCGCCTCGGCCTCGCTGCGAGGCACGCAGTAGTCCAGGCTATCATGGCAAGTTAGAAAGGGCATGTAACCAGTCGTCGCGCGCATACGGACAGCGACATCGGTAATTATAATCCTTGCTAAAGCCTGAGCCAGATTTTCGCAGGCTTTTGCTCCATAGATATGTACTGGATCGTGGCGGTTCGGATCAGTATACATCATCTGCGCATCGGCTTGGTCTTGACGCAAATGAGGATAGCATATTTTCAACCCGTTCGGCAGGACAAAGCTGTCGTAATCCAGGCGGACCGGGATATGTCTGTAATCCACTCCATAAGGCATCCGCTCATACCGCACTCGCCGGGATAATTTAACAACCTGTTTTAACAGGTAGCTCAAATACTGCCACAACGCCGGGATTTCGGCGTAGACCGCACGGTAATTGGCGACGATCACCTCGGCAGTCTCGATGTCCACCTTAAAGCTGATGCCGCCGTTGCCGATAAATAACATCTTCTGAAACTTCGCAGCGCCGCAGCCATAGCCAAGGCCAAGAATTGCTGTCTTGCCGACAAATCTTGAAAGTTTATCTGCCGGCGTCACCTCGCGGTCGTATACAATCGACGCGAACTCACAGTAGACGTCGCGTTTCTCACGGAAAGCATCCAACAGGACATTGCATTTTGCCAACCACGCTGTCATCCGAGCTTCGATCTGCGAAGCGTCACGGTGGACGATTCGCCAACCGGGCGGGGCTTCTATGGCCGTTCGCAATAGGCTGCCTCTTGGCAGGTTTTGCCAGTTAGCGCCGCCATCCCCCGATAGCCGGTGAGTGCGAGCCCCGCTGTACTTCAGCGGGATAGGTGCCCAGCCGGTGCCGACCCGCCATCCTGTCTCGGCGAGGCGCAGCATGTTGCGCGAACGGGTTTCCTCCAGCGTGGATTTCTCGGATACCCGAGCCGCCAGGAGTAGCTGGACAAAGGGCGGGAGGGTATCGTCGGCACATAACTCCTTAAAGCCCCAATCCCCCTTGGCGAGTGCTGGTATCTGGTTGCCGGTGGCGGGCGACTCCTTCATCGGCACCTCGACACCGTGACTCTCTAACAGTGCGGCGAATTTGGGCTGCGAAGAAAATACCTCCGGCGGTATCTCACTGACCCGAGCCAAGGCGTCGGCTTTATCGGCCAGAACCCGGTCGTAGTTCTGGCGTAAGACCGCCGCATTGAGGCGGACCTGTGGCGTGATAAACATGCGGGCGACCATGTCGATCAGCATCAGCTCGCTCGCCGGAAAGCGAGACCGCATCTTCCAGAAGATGGCGTGACACAAGTCGGTGTCGCGGGCGCAGTATTTTTTGTAGAGGTCAAGCTCGGTATCGGTGAAGTCAGCGAGGCGCTTGCCTTTGGCTTTGAGGACTTCGTCGCCCTTGGCCGGCAACCCGAGGTACTCGGCGACCTTGGCGAGACTGGAGCGGCCGATTACCCAATGTGTTGTGGCTCGAGCGAAAGACAAAGTACAGGCGTACATCTTAGGGATGTAGCCGAAGTGCCACGCTAAAATACTGCAGTCAAATCTGGCATTGTGCGCAAGCACTACCGAAGTAGACCAATCAATCTCGGCAAAACGGCGAGCGACGTCTTGATAACCGACGAATACCTCTGTCGGCGCGTTGTCAATTTTCACTGAGCACATCAAGCATTCAAAACGAGGATCTTTTATGTACGAAACTTCATCCATCTTACTTAAACTATAATCTTGACTATAAAAAGTTTCCATGTCGATAGTTACGAGGCCCATGCTTTCCCCCGTACTGGCATGTGGACATCCGGGCAAAAAAATACCGCTGATTACTCCGGGAGTAATCAGCGGCAAAGGTACCCTATAATCTTATATTACGTCAACCCTGCAACGACCAGCCAGATAAGCAGCGCAACGCCGAGCGTCGCGCCTACCCGAATGATCCAGATCAGAACGGCGCCCCGCCGATGATCTCCCACGAAGCCAGCTTGGCGGTGAGCTTGCGCGGCTCGTCCCACACCTGGCGCTCCTGCGTGGGCTCGTCGCTTAGCGACACGCAGGATAAGAGGGTCTCGTCGCATAACTGCATCCGCTTCTCGTTAATCGCCCGGTACTCCGCCTCCGGCCCATATGCCGGCCAACCCCAACGCTGCAGGTTGCGCGGCACCCCGTTGCCGTGGCGCTCCCACATGTCGCCACCCCGGTAGTGGCTATTGGTGACACGTGGAAACACTATCTTGAGGCCCGGCCAGCGCGCCATGATGTGGTACATCGTCAGCTTGGGCGCGTGCCGGAAGAATGACACCACCGTGGTGTTGACCAGGGTGGCGAGGCGGCGCTCGTAAACCGCCTTCTCGGTCCATGCCTTGAGGCGTCCCATCGTCTCGTCGTCGATCCCCTGCCGGTTAAAATAGATAGGGTTACTCGCGACGTACCCATCCTGGAGCTGCCGGTTAAAGGCGTACTGGATGCGTTCCGGCAAGCTAACGTAGGTGATCGAGCGCCGGCCCAATCCTTGGTCCGGCCCCAGCTCATAACAAATGTGGCCGGTCTCCTGTAAGGAGTCGTAGCCGAGCGCGATGAACTCCTGAAGACGCGGCGGGGTAGTTATCGCGACTACCTGTTCGAAAGTTAGCGGGTACTCGGCCTCGAACATCGTGGCGCGGCGGTTGGTCAAGTGGTTGACCACCTGTTGCAGCCGGAAGACGTGATCCTCCGAAGGCGACCAATTCGGCATTGTAATAACTCCATCCGAGAATTAATCCTGATTATTTGGAACTCACGCCTTCTTTGTTACGTACCGACGCGAATGCGAACTGTCTCTCCCCATGGCGCCGTTTGATCTGTCGACATGCACCATACGCACGGGAAATCCGGCTTCGGCCCGTATCCACCGAAGCCATCGGTCAAGTACACACAAGTCTCCGGCACCACGCCGTTCTCGGCCATCCACGCGAAGGGGGGCCGGAAGTCCGTGCCTCCGCGCCCCGGCGCGGGCTGGCGCATCAGCCCGTAGACCTCATCGAGTGAATACACCCACTCGGTTTTCTGAACCACCGCGTCGCACCATCCCACCAGCAGGCGCTTGGGCTTCACATCCTGCATGATGCCGCCGACCTCGCTGAAAAAGGCGTTGTACTCAGGGTCCCCGACACTGCCGGAACAGTCGATCCATACCGCGACGAGGTCCGCCCCGTGACCACGCTTCCCCGGCAGATACACCACCGGGTTCATTACGATCCGCCGCCGGTTGGGGGTTGCCCAGTTCTCGCGAAACCGGCCGATCTCGCCGGTGATCAGCATGCGGATTTTGTCTTTCCAAGGCACCTGCGGCTCGAGGATTTCATCAACCAGTCGCTGGAAAGTGCCTGGCATTTTGCCGACAGCCTTGGCTGCCTGCGCCGCACGTGCGACGGCTTCTTTAAAGGCGATGTCGCTGATCTCGTCGGACTCGCCGGTGGTTGGGTTGACCATCGGCGGCATCACGTCGTCGAAGCGGCCGCCCGCTGCCTTGGAGGTTTTGTCAGGCTGCGAGCCGCGACCGTACGTGGGTCCGGGGAGACCGCCCCTACTGTTTACTCCCGGAGTACGATCAGGACCGAGTGGCGGCGGTTGCTGCGCCGCTTGCCACATCTTCTTGTAGACCTCGACGATGTTGTCGGTCCCCTTGATTTCCGGATCATACAACCACTCGGGGTTGCACAACCCGATCCGGAGCGAGATCAGGTCAGCGTTGATGACATAATCCTCGGCCCGGTTCATCAGATCGTGGTCGTAGGGGGTGCCCTCGACGTGCTTATCCCGGAGGTAGATTTTGGTCTTCTGGCAGTGCTGCCAGATCACGTGGTACATCTCATGGGCTAGAACGAAACACCGCTCCGGCGGGCGCAGCGCCTCGAACCACGGCGGGTTGTAGTACAAGCGTTTGCTGTCGGTCGCCGCCGTCGGGAAATCGAGCGTCGGCCACTCGACTATCTTGTCATAGTAGAAATAACAGAAGAATGGACAGACCCGCATAAACATAACGCGGGCTTCGATCATCGCCTGATCTTGCGCAGGCGTCGTAAGAACGCGAGATGGTAGCATCCGAGTACCTTTCTATTTGTAATCGTGTGCAGCGGTCTCAATACCGTGCCTAAAATCGTCTGTCCCCGCGCTGCGGCGGGCCTCGTCGCGCTCCTGGGTGAGGCGATCTATCACTGCAAGAAGTTCACGCTCGCGGTAAGTCGATGTCGGCGCGTATCTCGGCCAGCCGCTCGGCGTCGGGGTCAGTCATTGATCGATTCCTCGGGGCCAGATGATGCTGAGCAGGAGCGCGATTTCGACGGCGGCGCATCCAAGAGCGATGTATCGCTGCCATGCCTTTTGAAGGATCGCCGCTCCCACCAGTGCGAGGCATAGCATCGCAGCGCACGGTATTGCCGCGCTCACCGCCCCGGCTCCTCGCGGCGGGCTGCGGTTATGTGCTTCTCGATAGACTCTGCAACTTGTTCCCTAGCGCCTACTGAAGTGAACAGCGACGCATGTTGATTAGTTATCGAGAGTGCGCGTAATCGTGGCGTGAGGCCGGGTTCCCGCGCCCGCTCCACGTCGTCGGTGGTGGGTTGGGCGTCTTCGGCTACCCAAGGTGAAGGCCAGCCCAGCGTGCGGCCCGCAAGATTAGCCGCCGCGCCACCAGAAACTTCCAGAGAAGCAATTTTGGTTAGTGTCGCTTTCATTACCTCCGCGCTGCGGCGGGCCTCGTCGCGCTCCTGGGTGAGACGAGACACTTCTTCTTTCTCCTGACGCACCGCATCTGCTGTTTGTCGAAGGTCTTCGGTGAGGCGGGCGATGGTGGCGTCGAAATAATGAAGCACGAACAGCATGGTTCCTGCGGTAAAATTTCTAGAACCATCGTCGGCTTCGGTAAGCACGCGAATGCGAGCCAGCCGCTCGGCGTCCTTCGTGGGGTCAGTCATGGGGAGGCTCCCGACAGAATGTTCCGCTCCATGCGGTCGAAAGCGTCCTCATCATTGAAGCTTTCAGATGCAACGATGGCGGCACAGCGCAGCCGCTCCTCCCGCACGCCGGCCGCGCGGAAGCGGTCGAGGAGTTGATCGAACTCGCTCTCGCTGACAAAGCGCCCCCAGCACACCCGTTTAATTTCCGCTCGTAGTGCGGACTCCTCGTCCGGCTCGGTCGGGGCGCGCGTCATGACTGCGATTCCAATCTCTCTTTGATTCCGACTGACAGCACGGATGCTATCGCTTGTCGCGCTTCGGATCGCTGTCCTAGAGGAAGATGTTTCGTCATCATTCCAATGACTGCGGCGCAAGCACTTTCCATGACCAGCATCCGATCCTCTGTTTCCTTCACGCCGGTCCAGATCGAGATCGCAAGCTGTTCGGCAATTCGGTTGTGCCGCTCGTGAGCGGCTTCAGCGGCGTTAGACATCGGTACAACTCCCACGGAAGCGAATGCCGGACCAATCAATCTTCTTGCCTCCGTCGCTGGTGGTGGGAGGGCGTGGCTTCGGCATGTAGTGGGTGAATGCGCCCGCTCGGTAGCCGGGGCCGTCAGCAGTTTGCCATTGGAAATCGTCCTTGGTGTCGTCCCAGAACGCGACGACCATGAAGTCGCTCTCGGTCGTTCCGAGTAACCATTCCTCACCGGAATTTCGAGCAGCATCGTCTATCGGCCGCCAGCCCGCCTCAAGCTCGCGCTGAGCCGCCTGTAGGGCTCGCCAGTGGGCTTCGTCTTTCGGGCTCGGCCAGAACCCTTCTGCCCGCCCGCGATCCTCAGCTTCCCGGCGCACCGCCGCGACCATTTCCTTCCGCGTCACTTTAGCCATGAAACCTCTCCTTTCGTTAAGAATCGTTCTAGGATCAGGTCAATCTCTTCTTTAGTACCTTCTGGTACACATCCTAATTGAGTTAGAAGATCGATTGACAACATAACACGATTTCCGTCTGCTGTAATATATTCATTCTTTACTGCGTATGTGACCATTTCTATAATGGCTTGTTGCAAAGTAGGTTCCATGTTATGCGTTTGCTTAGGCATTCTACAATCCCCATTTGGCGAGTTTCGATGAAATGTTCTTGGCTTCCTCGACGACACTGCTACGGATGACAGCGTCCTTCCGTAGGTCCGACGCCTCGATGCCGGCCAGCATGTCGTGAATGTCCTGCGCCACCTCGTTGGCGCGTTCGTCCTTGCCGATGTTCCACCCCGGCAGGAGCCCGACCAGTTCGCGCACCTGACGCACAGTGGCCTCCTTGAATTTCGTATCCTCCTCGGATAGCCGGTCGATCAGGTGACTTATCCTGTCCTTGGCCTCGGCCCACATCGCTTCGTTGGCTTGTTTCACTTGGGCTTTCTGGCGCTCCTCCAGATGGAACGACAATCGCTCCAGCACGCCATCGGGCAGCCCGCGAAACCCCGTCTTGTCCGGGATCGGCTCAAAGTCTTTGTAGATGCGAAACTTTGAGCGTATCTCGTCCGCCGTCGGGTAGTCGCTTTGTTTGAACATGCCGCCGAGGTTTGGCTGCGCATCCTGGATCATCTGTGGGTACAGCGGGATGAAGGTTTCCAGCGCATCGACTGCGAAGCGTTCCAACTGCCCCAACTCGCTGAGGTAGCGACCGAGCAGGGGGTGAGGGAGTAAGCGCGGACCCGATTTGCGGTCGCTGGCGGTGTCGCTGACCCAGGGCAACGACAAATCGTAGTGACGTACCCGCACAGCGGCGAAGGCCGAGCGGGCGGTCTTGAGGGGGCCGTCGGCACCGGCCAGCATGTTCTTCTTCAGGTAGCCGACATCGCCCTTGGCATTGTGCAGGTTCTTTAAATCCTCGAGTCCGGCGCGGTCGGTCTTGACGCTATCCCACACCGAGATTTTGACGTGGACCAACAGCGCCGCCTCCTGTAGCGCCTTGCCGAGATCGCCCTCGGTGACGTTCATTAGAGTGTCCATAGATTACTCCCAGAGTAAGGGAGTCTTACGCACGTGCGTAAGACTACTCCCAGTTAATTTCTAGGAATGAACACGTGTTCATTCCTAGTGTTTTACGTACCTACGTAAGATGAGAACTCATTGCTGTAAATATACCGCAACGCCGTTCGCTCCGTTGCTTCCAGGCACTTGCGTAATGCCACTGGATCTCGTCCCATCGCGATAGCAGCGGCGCGGTTTTGGTGGTCTATTATGTCTTTGCCGACCCCATTAGCCTCGCACCACTTCCCGAACGCGGTATTGTGCGGGAACTGGTCGCGTGCTTCAGCCAAGGCAGTGCACAAGTCGATCTGCCCCTCGATCCACTCCTGTCGCCCGGCCTTGGCGCGCGCCAATCCCGCCTTGATGCGCGCCGCCAGCCGGTCGAGCGGTGTCGGCATTGGCACGACGTTGGAGTCCGGCTGCGCCTGCGCTTGTGGCCGCATCTGAGGGACAGGTGCCGGCGCGGGGCGCGGCGGCATCGGTGCCACCTTCTTGGGCTTAGCCGGCGGCGGGGCTTTGGCGGCCGCCTTGGCCGCGCGCTCGGCATCCCGCACGGCTTTCGCCTGGGCTTTGGCGAGCCGCTTATCGCGGGCGATCTCGACCGCACGCTGGTTGACAGCGGCGCGGGTTTCCTCCGCAAGGGTGCGGTAGAAAATCTTAAGCTGCTTCATTGTGAACTCTTCAGACATGCCGGCTTTAAGGGTCGCCCACTTAGAGAATGTCCAACCGGGGTACTTCTCAGGGTCGAAGTTTTTTCGCGTTTCAAACCACACCGTCGCGAACGACCTGTAGTAGTTGTGGGCTTTGCGCCATGAAACCCGCAGCAGTTGCGCGGTATGGTCCAGTTCCGAGATATCTGCCATTGTATTTTTCCTTTATAAAGAAGGGGAGTCTTACCTACGTAGGTAAGACTCCCTTCTAATTTAGCCAGCGTTGCCGTTGGTGATGCGCTTGACGTAGCGCGCCGCCTTAGCCGGCTCGTACTCCAACACGCCGCGCTTGACGAGAGCGTGGCGGATACGCGACCCGTCCGACGCGTACGCCTTCGGGTCGAGGTCTACCTCCTGCATCTTGGCGGGGATATCGAGCGCCTGATCCTCCGCGAGCGCAGCAGCCGCCTGTTCCATAAAGGCGAGCGCCGCCGCGATCTGCTCGTCGCTGCTGCGGATCACTTCAGCGCGAGCGTCCCAAACGTAGTCGAACGCTTCGAACACCTCTTTGCCCGACAGCTTTTCGCCGTACTTGTCAACAAACTGTCGAAGCGCATTTTCACGCTTAGTCATGGTTTATTTCTCCATTGGTTTCCATCCGATTAGATTTCGTCAGGTTACATCCCACCTCCTCTAGCTGTGTGCTGCGAACAAGACTTGCTTGTTCTTGCGCTGAAAGTCCCGGTACTCCGGTGTCGGGAAGACAAACCGAGCCCGGCGGTCGTCCGCGTTGATCGTGTTGACAGCGAAGACGCCCATGTCCTGGTGCATCCGGCCGATATAGCGCAGAAATGGCGAGACGTTTTCCGGCGTGATGTGCTCGACCAGCTTAAAAGCGCACACCATCTGGCCGTCCTGGCCCGCCGGCAATTTCGCCGTCGCCGGGTTCTTAATAATGTCCTCCACGTCCGGCATCTGGTCGGCATACTTCAGGTGCGCCAGATACTGCCCCGCCGCGCCCGGACCGATCCAGGCTGCCGCCAGCTCGTGCGCGACCGGATCGTCGAGGTCGAGCAATTCTCCGGCGTCCACCTGTTTTTGCGTCCTGATGGCACGCAAATCCTTATCCATCAGGCACAGCGACCGAGGGGTGCAGAACTGGTCGTACCCCTCGGGCACGGTGTCGCGAAACACCACGCCGGGGTGCGCTTGAGCAAAACTCACCGTGAGATAATGTGGCCTCAAATGCTCCCGCTGGGTCTCGACCCAGATCAGCCAGGGCTGCAGCCTGCCTTCGATCTGGAGGGCGCCGCGCCGGTTGATGATAAACATGAGTTCTCGTAGAACTCCCGAACGGTCGCTCGTCCGGTTGGATGCGGCAATAACCCGGTAGGTCTTTGGCAATACCCAGTTGCCGACCCTTCCGTTGAGCAATAGCTCAGCGGAAGGCTTTTTCACATCGTCGTCGGCCTGCCCCCACTCATCGAGGAAGAGCACGCCGACGGTGGGCATAGGTCCGGCCCAGGTACCGGCCTCGGTACCGGCCTCGTGCCACCTGACAGGGTTATCAGGATCGCCAGTGGGTTCGCACACCCACATGCTTTCGGGCCGAGGCATCCACGGCGGTACCGAGAACACGGTGATGGGGTTGCCGCCGTCGGGAGCCTTGATCGGGATCATAAATCCGCGAACATCAGGAGATGTGATCGTCGCCAGCATAAACACGACGAGACCGACGGGCTGGTTCAGGGCGAGAGCCAGCATGGCAACGTATTGGAAGATACTGTCGGATTTGCCGACGCCTGGGCTGCTGAGGAGCTGGTACGCGTTCGGGCGCTCGCGGCGATCCAGCGCCGCGAGGTGGGTTTGCAGCAAGAAGTTTTTGCAGCGGATGAGATCCATTCCGAGTAACTCCTTTTTAGGGTTGATCCCACGTGGTGAACGGGAATGAGCCCTTCATCGGACCAGCCACGGCGTCCGCCGCATCCGCGCCTTCTCGTTATTAAGCGCCCGCTGATGCTCGAATTTGAGGTCGATCAGGAGCCGCATCATCTCGCGAATCGACAGTTCGTCAAAACTGTCGAAGTCGATATTATAAGTGCGCCCGGTGGCTTGCTGAATGTCAGCGCGCAGCTGGCGGATCAGGTGACTGCGTGAAGGTGTCATCGTAAGCTCCATCCTGAGTGTTTTCTAGATTACTCCGGGAGTAACCCCGGTGATCGGTTGGCAACTGACTATCTGACCTCCTCTGCTGATTGAGAAGACATTTATAACATAATCAATGGATTAAGTCAACATTAAAAAATAGATAGGGGCAGGAATTATGAATTATCCCACCCCTACCTAGATTGTTACAGCCGCTTGGCGCGACCTTCGAGATTGAGCAACCGCCCTTCGAGTTTCTGAGCAGTGGCGTGCATCTCCTCAAGGGCTGTCGCGGTGGCTGCCTTAAACGCGACAAACTCCTGGCGTATCGCGGCCGCCTCCGCCTTGTAGGCGACCACCTCCGGATCATCCTTGAGCGGGCCATAGGCCAGCTCGCGCAATTCGGTCACCAGAGCCCACGGCACGTTGACTTCTTCGCCAATCTTTTTATCATTATACTCGTCCAGATAGCGCCCACGCGCCTCGTCGAAATGGCCGTCGAGAAATTGCCTGATCTTTTGTTTCTCGTGCGCGGTCAGCTTGCGAGGCACTTCCGTATTCTGGACGCCTCTGCCGGCGACGGTCAGCATGGCGGTGTCGCCGCGCTGTGGCGGCTGGTACCCACTGTTATCGACGGAGTTGGCTTTTACCATAGGTTCCTCCCGAGGGGTCAGGTTGTCGTCTTCGTCGCTGTCCGGATGCGCCGGACCGCGCCGGCCCGTGACGCACGCTGGGCACACGCAGTTTTTTGGCTTGAAGGCGTCGAAGTGCCATCCAAGCCCGCGCATTTTCTTATCGACAAACCGGGGGTCGGCGCCCCCGGTATTCCAGTGAATATTAAATTCCTCCCCGCACTCGATGCAGTGGGTGACGACGTAGGTCTGCCACGACCCGTCCTCGAAGCGGGTCGCAGTGTCATAGGCCGACGGGGTGCCGCGTATGTTGCTAATCGCCTGCTTGGGTTTGTGGATTGCTCTCATCTAGCCCTCCGGGGCGCTCTCGGCCTGCGGCCGCTTGCGATACGGGCCGCGCACCCACCCAAATACGCGGCGATATGCCTCGCGGTCCGCCTTGGCATTGGCCAACACGAGGCCGCGATTGGCTCGCTTCCACTTGAGCACGCGGGCCCGCTCGCATTGGCGACACTGGCCGCCCTTATAGCGACCCACTGTCGCAATATTATGGCCTCGCAGGCAAGTCTCTTTTACGGTGAACATGGTGTCATT